CACCTCCAGAAAAGGATCGTAGTGTGGGTAAGCCAGGTCTATGGGACAATATCAACAAAAAACGAAAACGCATTGAGGGCGGCAGCGGAGAACGCATGCGTAGCCCCGGAGACAAGGGCGCACCCACCGCCAAAGCGATAAAAGAATCGCAAGGCAAGAAGAATGGTGGTAGTGTACGGTATAAGAACGGCGGCTGCGTGATGGCAGGACGTGGCGTTCGCGACACAAAGATGGGCTAGTAGTATGACAACATCGGGAACAAGATCTTTTAATCTCGATGTCAGCGAGATAATCGAGGAAGCGTATGAGCGGTGTGGGCTAGAGGTCCGCACGGGTTACGACGCTAAGACAGCACGTCGGTCTTTGAACCTGATGTTTGCGGATTGGGCCAACCGAGGGATAAACCTTTGGACCGTGGCCCAAGGCACGACAGATTTGGTGCAGGGTACTTCGACCTACACGCTGGACTCTGACGTTGTGGACATGCTGGAGATGGTGCTGCGCCGAGACGGAACAGACTTTGAGGTTGAGCGCATTAGTCGGGGTCAGTATTTGACGTTCCCGAATAAAACAGATCAAGGGCGTCCTTCACAGTTCTACTTCAACCGCCAGATAGACCCCGTGATAACACTGTGGCAGAACCCTGAGAACTCCACGGACCAGTTGGTATACTACTACGTCCGCCGGATTGAAGACGCTGATACTTTGGTTAACACAACGGATCTTCCATTCCGATTTTACCCGTGTCTGGCGGCGGGCTTGGCCTACTACCTCGCTATTAAGCGGGCTCCGGAGCGTATTCAGATCTTAAAGTCTATCTACGAGGAAGAGTTCCAGCGTGCTGCGGATGAAGACCAAGACAGAGTCCCCTTGAAACTGCAGCCCGGTCGCGGCTATTTGAGGTCCTAATGGCATACGCTAGTGGAAAAAACGCATGGGGAATATCTGATCGGTCTGGTCGCCGATACCGTCTTCGTGAGATGAAGGTGGAGTGGACGGGTGCCAAGGTGGGTCCTGACGAGTATGACCCCAAGCAGCCGCAGCTTCTCCCGCCCAACGTCGGCCCCGACCCGCAGGCTCTTCGTAATCCTCGGCCAGAGACTGGTCTTGCCGCACAGCGGGCTATTCAATGGGGATGGAACCCCGTAGGTTTTAACGCGCAGCCCGGCTTGTCTCCTCCGAACGAGCTAGTTGCGACAGGTTCTGTGGGAACAGTAGTGGTGGTAACGACATGAGTTTTACATATGATCAGCTAAAGCAGGCGATCCAAGACTATACTGAGAACACAGAGACTACGTTTGTGGGCAACCTGCCGTTGTTCATCCGTGCCTCTGAGGAGCGCATTCTCAAGAATGTGCAGCTGGACTTGTTCCGCAGAAACCAGACGGCGAACTTGACGGCGGCAAACCCCTACTTGAACTGCCCAAGTGACTTCTTAGCCCCGTTTTCTTTGAGCTACACATTGAACGGATCTCGGGAGTTTGTCGAATACAAGGACGTTTCTTTTGTCCAGATGTACAACCCGAACACTGCTACGCAGGGTGCGCCGAAGTACTACGCTCAGTTTGACGTAGACAACATCCTTGTTGGCCCCACACCAGATGTTAATTACGTTGTTGAGCTGCACTACCTGTACCGACCTGCGAGTCTCACTGCAGGGGCTGGCAGCGGAACGACTTGGCTTAGTCAGAACGGCGAGCTGTCGTTGCTGTACGGTGCGCTGGTCGAGGCATACATCTTTATGAAGGGTGAGCCTGACGTGATGCAGCAGTATAATCAGCGGTTCAACGAGTCGATGATCGGCTTGAAAATGTTGGGCGAAGCTAAAGAGACCACCCAAGAGTATCGGGTTGGCAAAGTTGTAAGGCCAAAACAGTAATGTTTAAACTAGACGTGAGCGTGCCTGAGACCCCTTTCATGGTTGTAAAGACCACGGAGAACCGCGGGTTTACCCCTGACGAAGTTGCGGAACGTTGTGTTGAGAAGCTGATCAGTGTATCAGACGCGGCGCACCCTGCAATACGGGACCAAGCTAAAGCGTTTCAAAAGCATATGGAAAAGGTCGTTGCCTTTTACATGAGAGAAGCTATTCGCAGCGACCGAACAACTGTGTATAATGCCCTGACTGATGCAGGGCACCCTGAACTGGCTGACGCAATAAGGAGACTTTAAAATGGCTATTTCGCAGGCAATGTGTACGTCCTTCAAGACCGAACTTCTTGAAGGCAAGCACGACTTTACGAACGGAGCGGACGCTTTTAAGCTGGCGCTCTTCACAAGTAGCGCGACGCTGTCCGCTGCAACCACAGACTATGCCACCACCAACGAGGTGAGCGGCACTGGTTATACCGCAGGAGGCGGCACGTTGGTTAACGTTACGCCAACCTCGTCCGGCACCACAGCGTTCACTGATTTCAACGACCTTACGTTTACGTCGTCTACAATCACAGCGAACGGTGCGATGATCTACAACACCCAGACGGCGGGCGGGTCCGGCACAACGGATGCGGTTGTTATCTTGGCGTTTGGGTCTGACAAGACTTCGACCAACGGCGACTTCACGATTCAGTTTCCAACAGCTGACGCTACAAACGCCATTATCCGTATAGCCTAAGAGGTAACTCTTCATGGCTGCAATAACCGGATGGGGTAGAGGTACATGGTCCCAAGGCCCTTGGGACGCGGCTATCCCGGTTATTGTTACGGGAGAGGCCGCTACAGGTGCGGTCGGTTCTGTTGCGGTTGCTGCTGAAGCCAATGTCCCCGTCGCAGGACTCACTGCCACAGGTGGCGTTGGTTCTGTTGTCGTACAGGCTAATGCGGATGTAGGCGTTACAGGACTCACTGCCACAGGTGGCGTGGGTTCTGTTGTCGTTGTCGCCGAGGCTGTTGTTATACCTACGGGTATCGCGGGAACTGGGGCCGTTGGTTCCGTTACTGTGTCGGGGAACTCCGTACATGTTCTCGTTCAAGAGGAAGAAGCTCTTGGAGAGATAGGCACCGTGGTTGTAACTGCGGATGCTGTAGCCTCGGTTACGGGGGTACTGGGCGCAGGAGAAGTCGGCGTCGTTGTTGTTACGGCTGCTTCCGATGTTCCGGTCACAGGCCTTGCGGGAACTGGCGGCGTTGGTTCTGTTGTTATCATCGCCAAAGCGCTTGTTTTACCAACTGGTGTTGAAGCCACGGGCGGCGTGGGCTCCGTTGTTGTCACATCAGATGCGGTTGTTTTACCCACTGGTGTTGAAGCCGCGGGCGGCGTGGGGACTGTAGACGTTGGTATTCGAGTCATCGTCCCAGTAACAGGCTTGGAAAGTACCGGAAATGTTGGTACTGTCACAGTAGTCGCCGAAGCGAATATCTCTGTGACGGGGGTGTCCGCAGCAGCCGAGCTAGGAAACGTGTTCGTTTGGAGTCAGATAGACCCTAATCAGAACCCAAACTGGAATGGTATCGCACCGTCACAAACTCCAGGGTGGAGTGAGGTTGAACCATCTCAGTCACCTGGGTGGACTGAGATAGCGGCATAGGAGAAATAAATGCCTAGTACATATACACCAGCCAACGGCATTGAGCTCATCGCAACAGGTGAGCAGTCCGGTGCTTGGGGCGACACGACTAACAGCAACCTTCAGATCGTTGACCGAGTTCTTACGGGCGTCGGGGCGATCACTCTTTCTGGAACAACGCATACTCTGACCACTACGGACGGCACGTTGTCGGACGGGATGTATAGGGTTTTGGTTCTGGGCGGCTCGCCTTCTGGGACCAACACGATTACGGTTGCGCCGAACAACGCTCAGAAAACCTACATGGTTTACAACAACTCCGGCCAGTCTGCGGTATTCACGCAAGGATCGGGGGCCAATGTCACGGTTGCCAACGGTGATACCAAGCTGGTTTACATGGACGGCGCTGGATCGGGGGCCGCGGTCTTTGATTTCACGGCTAACTTGGCTATATCTTCTGTCAACATCACTGGCGGTTCGGTCACAGGCATTACGGACCTAGCTGTTGCGGACGGCGGTACTGGCGCTTCGACTATTGCGGGCGCACAAACGAACTTAGAAGTAGACCCTGCTGGCACGGCAGTGGCACTAGCGATTGCATTGGGGTAATACAACATGGCGAATACGTTCAAAAGAAAACTTTCACGGGCTGTAGGCACATCGCTTACGGCGGTTGGCAGTTACACGGTTCCGAGTTCCACGGCGACCACGGTCATCGGTTTGGCGGTGGCTAACGTCACGGCTTCTCAGGTTTTGATTACGGCGACGGTCAACGACGGGTCTAACGACACTCACTTGATCAAGAACGCTCCTGTCCCGAGCGGCGGCAGTATTGTTATCGTCGGTGGCGATCAAAAGGTAGTGCTTGAGACGTCGGACAGTGTTAAAGTCCAGTCAAGCGCAGCTTCTTCTGTTGACGTAGTGATGAGCATTCTGGAGATCACCTAATGGCATATATCGGAAACGTACCCGCGGAGGCGTACACGAACACCGTTAAGGACAGCTTCAACGGCACTGGTTCCGCAACTGCTTTTACACTATCTCAGCCCACTCTTACGAACGACGTTCGCGTTGTTGTAGAAAATGTGGTCCAAGACCCGGCTGTCGCGTATAACGTCTCTGGTGTGACGCTGACATTCACGTCTGCTCCGCCGAGCGGAACAGATAACATCTACGTTGTTCACTTGGGCCCTGCGGTTATGACTACGGTCCCTCCGGCGGAGATTGCGGGTGCGACGACGTTCGCGTCTAGCGTCTCGGTCCAAGGAGCCTTCAC